TTATGCGTCCATGAAGTCGATAAACCGATTCAGTGCTTTCGTCTTATCTGCTTCATAAACATGATTATAAATATCAATGGTGGTCTTTACATCGGAATGCCCTAACCGGTCCTGCACTTCCGGGATGGAAACACCGGCAGAGAAGAGCAGACTGCAATGCGTGTGCCGGAATCCATGAGGCGAGATGTATTTCAGATCGGTACCGTCCACGACTTTGTGTGCCTGCCGGATGGGCTGAGACAATGTAATCAGTTCCATCTTTGTATTATGGAAGATCAGATCACAGTTGTGAGGCAGAGCAGTGAGGATATCCAATGTTTCCGGATCGAGTAAAATCGTGCGAGTTGAGCGGTCTGTCTTCGGCGTGTCTGAAACATAGATACCATTAGAGCCGCGTGTGACCGTCTTTGTGATAGATATTGTACATGCGCCTTCGTCAAGGTCTGACCATTTCAGCGCCAGTGCCTCACCGCGGCGCATACCGGTATATGACAGAAGACGGAAAAACGCATACCACATTGGAGACAAGCGCTCCTGTGCCAGCGATAAAAATGTATGCAGCTCATCCTTTGTGTAGACGTTAAGATTTTCCGGTTTGTGTGGTCCTTTTGAGGCTTTAGGAATATCTACCCGATCGGCAGGGTTTTGGTCGATTACACCCTGCTTCCAGGCGAAAGCGAGCAGCTTCTTCAGATAGGTAAACGTTCGTTTCCCATTTACCCTTTCAGAAACCGTCCGATTAGCAAAGCGCTGCAATTGGATAGGCGTCAGTTCGATGACTTTGAGCTGCGCGAACTCCGGAAGAATATGGTCGCGGAAGATCTGTTCTGTATGTTGAAGCGTGCTCTCCTTCACACCGATCTTATATGACTCAATCCAGATATTGTATAACTGTTGCACGGTGATGTTTTTATTTCTTGTGGGGGCAATGCTTGTGACCGCTTCTGCATATGCAAGCTGCGCCTCCTTCTTTGTCTCGAATCCGGACTGCTGGATCCGGATCGGCTTTCCGGAGGTATCCAGTCCGACGTATGCGCGGAACCGGTAACGGATTTCTCCTCTTGCTTTGTATTTATCGATCTTCATAATTCTGCCAGCCTGTATAATAAAAAAAGTAGGTCAGCGCGGGCGCCTCCCTACATAAAACGTACTTGTTTTTGTAATATGAACTTAGTTTACCGCGTTTTTTTCATATTGTCAAACATCAATAAAAAGATTGACATTGACAATTGCGTGCGTTATTCTTTAAGCAAAGAAAGGCCCTACCGATTCGAAGCCTTAGGTTCCACCTGGGAGGTTAGTAGATGAGGCGGGGCCTAGCAGCCATCGAAATGAAGAGGTTCTCTCAATTGTGGGAGGGCTTCTTTATTTATCTAAAGAAGACTATCTGTTAATATATTTAGCATTTATTTCCGGGATCGTTTTATTAGCCCCGAGTACCGTCTCATACTGGAAGTCGCCGGCGACTTTACCGTAAACGGTGATGGTATCATCTTCAACAACCTTTCCTTCGTTGCCGGAGGAAACGATGTGAACATACTTTCCGAAATCCCAATCCCCGCCAACGTCGATAAGATATTCGCCGGAGCCAATAACTTGTGTGACTTTTCCGGTGGCTTTAACAAGGGCGCCCTGGAGTTTACCGGTGGACTTATGAGTTAAATCGCTGTAGCTGTACGTTTTGCAGTGCGCCATGTAATTAGACTTGGACATGGTGGAGCAGACGATCTTGAGCTTGGCGGTCTTATCCTGGCATTTAATTTTAATGACGCTTGTTTTGTCGGTAGCAAGTTTCTGTGGATTGGTGACATGCCAGTCGGAAAGGTTTCCGTCGGCCCCGTTCGAAAATTTAGCGTATACAACAATTTTAGACTTGTCGGAAATAGCGGTGCCCGCCTTGGTTGGTCCGAAATAGGACGCAGAAAGCTTGCGAATTGTAACACCGCTCTTGAAGTTTTTAAAATCGACGCCGTTAATAAGTTTTTTTGCAGTGTCGTCGTCCATGGCAGACTCTTTTGCGCGGATGTCAATTGCGAAAGTCACGTTGTCTTTATAAACAAGTACAGATCGGGAGACCCAAGGATCATCGCCTTTTGTAAAACTTGTTTTGCAGTACAAAACTTTTTCTGCACCGGAGACACTTAATTTTTCGTATTCATCAATGGATTGATCCTTCTCCGTTTTAAACTCGGCGATAGAGATAGGCTTGTTGGCAAGATCTCCACTGCCAGAGTAGGCAAGAGTAAAGCTCCCCAGCGCCTTACCGTCTTTCTTTAGCGTATAAGTCGCAGAATCTTTGTCGTTTTTGGAAGATGGCGTCCAGGAACTCGGATACTTATAAGCCAAGCCGTGAAGAGTGCCAGTGCCATTCAAATTGAAGTCATCTTTAATTGATGGGGCAAAAAGTGACGATATTCCACTGATTATAAGGACAATTAAAATAACAATTGCAACATAAAACCACCAGCGCCTGTAAAAAGGCTTCCTCGGCTTAACCGGGCGCTGCGGCGTATCGAAGGCTGACACAGGAGCTGTATCGGCAGCAGCTGAAGAGGGTGATTTTAAAGATGCGTATCTAGCCTCTTTCTTAGCACGCTTTGCGTCAAGCTTTGCTTTTTTCGCATCAAGCTTTGCTTGTTTTTTTGCAAGTTTCTTTTCTTTTGACATTTTTTTCTCCTCTCAATAAATCATCAATAACCACAAATCATTTTTTATTCCGCTTCTTCCACCACACAAGTCGAACGATTGTTTTTATATAATGGCGAAGAAGAGAGAAGCTCGGCTTGATCCTGAAGTTTTTCTTTCCCCTCAGAGTTAAGGGAACGATATCGAATGATTAAATTAGCCTCATCAAGAGACAAAGATTCTGCCGATATTTTTAACCCCAGAATATCATCAAGACTGACATTGAAATATAAAGCGAGTATTTTTGCATAATCCAAGCTAGGGTTACTTTTGCCGTTTTCCCACTTGGAAATCATGGACTTATTTAATTCAGTATGAAATTGTTTGTTGATATTCTCGCAAAGTTCAGCTTGCGTCAAGTTGAATTGCTTGCGAAATTTAATAATAATTTTTCCGATACTCATATAAAACCTCAAATCGATATTAATGTAATGAAATTATAATACATTAGTTTCGAATGTGCAATATAATTTAGTAAAAATAAAAAAAGTTGTTGACATAGAAACACGCAAGCGTTAATATTGAAGAAAGAAAGTTTCAAATTAGAAACTCGAAAGGAGGACTGAATTACATGTTAAAAAAACATGTTGAAAGAAGAAGAGAGCCGTATAATGAGTTTGTCGCATGGATGAGAAAAAACAACGTCTCGCAAGCGGAAGTTGCAGGACTTCTGGGCAAAAGCGCTTCGGCATTCAACCAAAACATCAACGGCACTGGAGGAGACTTGACTGTCGGAGAAGTGGTTACGATCTGCACTGAATACGGAATTTCGGCAGATGATTTTTTTTGGCCGTCAAAGTTTCAAAAAAGAAACACGGGAGTAGAAAATGCAGCCGACTAAGAGACACGACGAGAGCCGAGCGCTCTGAAGAGGGAGGTTAGAATGGAGAAGGAATTCATAACAAGAAAAGAAGTCTGCGACGTGCTGGGCATATCACAGGCAACATTCACAAGAAATCGGATAGGCGACAAACTGAAGCCGTATAAAGTCGGAAAACGGATTAAGTACAGTCGTAAAGATCTGGAAAGATTCAGGATCGGAAGGTACTGACAGGAAGGAGGCAGCAAATGACGAAGAAAATTTTCCGGTTCCACGGGCGGAGATACCGCTGGAGCATGACAAACTGGCAGGCGATCCTGCTGGTCGCGGCAGAAGTCGCGATCTGCGCATGGAGCTTTGCGGTGCTGGTGTATCTGGGGATTATGATTGACGCCATTTTTTAGGGAGGGAAAACGCAGATGCAGGTTGCGAGGAAGGAAAAGAAATTACATGAAATTGAATCCGAGCGGCTGATGTATGAAGCCATGTGCGACCGGATCGGTAAGCACTTGGCCGGCAAGAAGCATCTGTCCAAAGAGGAAGTGATCGCGATGCAGAGAAAGAAAGCGAGGTGCATCAGATGAGTGTGAAGCTTACCGAGGAGAATATCAAAACATACATGGAGAAACAGAGATTCGTCGAAAGGCTTTCAGATATTTTCCGGGATGAAGATATTATGGACATCGAGAAAATGGAATACACTCCGGTCATGGTCGGAGACATGGAGGTCGCCGGCGAAAAAGTGACGATAACCTTCCGGAACAAATTTGCGAAGGTCGTTGACGTCACTGCCGATAGTAAGATGGCGATCATGAGCGATATCCTCCGGAGGCTGAATCGATGAGCTGCCCGATCTGCGGGATCGTAGCGACGGAGACAAGGCAGTGTCCGGAACATTACGGACGGCCGGTATGCGTAAGCCACTGTTACCGGTGCCGGTATTACGATGCGGATCCAAGGACAACCATAACCTGCCGCTGGCATATTTATAACGAAAAGAAAATCGATAATGAGACGATGATAGCTAACCTCAGAGAAATCATGGGAAGAAAGAGGAGCGATGATGGAACAGGGATTTTGTAAGTTTTGTGGCACAGGGAAATATGTGCAGACAGAAAATAAAGATGATGTGGACGAGACCGTTACGATGGAATGCGATTGTGAAGATGGCCTTGAGTATCGGCTCCTCAAGAAAACGAGGGCCCGGGTAATCTCGCTGTGTATGTCGCCGAAAGAAGAAACCGGAATGAAGCCAATCGCAGAGGATGTCACAAGAAGCATTGCGGATGTATCGGAAATCATATGTTTTGGCCATGTGGATCAGATAGTTGTGCATGCCGAGGGAAGCACAATTACAATCACCCGGAAAGCCGAAGGAATTGATGTTACAAGAAAGAAGCTGATGTCAGCCAAAGCAACGATTATAAAAAAATGACAGGTATCCGGCTGCACGATTGTACGGCCGGATTGCTGATAGAGATAGTAGGAGGTTAGTATGGACACAATAGGCACAGTACACATGCTCTGGACGAATCAGCTGATTCCTAATCCGGACAACCCGAGAAAAGACCTTGGAGACATCGGGGAACTTGAAAAGAGCATCCGGAAAAACGGCATCATGCAGAATTTAACGGTGGTGCCGGCGGATGACGACATGAACGAGTTCGTGGTGCTGATTGGTCACCGCAGACTTGAAGCTGCAAAAGCCGCCGGAATCTGTAAAGTTCCGTGCGTGATTGCCGAGGGACTGACGCGGGAAGAACAGCTGGCAATCATGCTGGAGGAGAACATGCAGCGGAACGACTTGACCGTTCTCGAGCAGGCTGAGTCCTTCCAGATGATGATAGAGTTGGGCAATACAATCGAATCGCTTACTGAGAAAACTGGATTCTCTGAATCGACGATCCGGCACCGGCTGAAAATCGCGGAGCTAGACAGTGAAATGCTCCGGAAGCGTGAAGAGGATCCCGATCTGCAACTCTCATTGACTGATCTGTATGAGCTGGAAAAAATCAAAAGCCTGGAAACAAGGAACAGCGTTTTAGGTGCAGCGATCAGCGGCGAGGACCTGAGACGGCGGGCAAGGAATGCCGCAGCACAGGAAAAAGTCGATGAAGCTTTCGAAAGGTGCGCTGCAATTATGCAGCAAGCAGGGCTAAAGCCGGCAGGAAAGGATGTAAAATCGTGGTCTGCTGGTTTAGACAGAGTTTGGAGTGATGAGTTAAATAATCCGGAGCTAATCCGGATGTTGAAAGATAAACTTGAAGAGCTGGATACGGAAACTAAATATATCTATCTGCGGGACTACGGCCGAATTTTCATCATGAAAAAGAAAAAGCCGCAAAAGCATGAAATGACGGAAGAGGAGAAACGGAGAAAGGAGCTGGACAAGCGCAGGAAAGCGTTCGTTGAAATCCAGAAGGCTTACGATAGACGCAGACACGACTTTATCCTTAACGAGTTGCAGGGAAGCAAACTGACGGAGGAACAAAAGCAGGAGATCATGACACGGGCGATTGAAATTCTGCTCCGGTACGGACAAGGAACGTCAATTACAGCCGCCGAAACGGCCGCATATGTAGAGGAAATCGACCGATGGAAAGTTACGGATGAGCAGAAAGAAGCAACACTGAATATGGAGCCTTGGGTGGTTATTCTTGCGGCAGCAGACTATGACATGAGTCTGTATTCCGGCATGTACAGAATGATCATACAGTACAACGGGGAAATCAATACGAAATTGGCCGAGGAAATCAAGGAAATCTACAATCTGCTGACAAAGTACGGCTACGAGATGGAGCCGGAAGAAAAGGCAATGCTGGACGGCATGCATGAGCTGTACGGGGAAGGATGATGGAGATGCTAGCGAAAAAATGGAATTTCAGTAAAGGCGAGTATGAGGATTATGATCTCCCAGAAGGAGCAAGCACATTTTCGAAGGATATGGATGAAATTGTATCATGCGCACGGTGCGGAAAACAATTATCTTTCGGATACACTTACACATCGCGGCAGATACAAACACAGGGAGGCTTTGGATACGGAGTGTGCGAAAAATGCTATGAAAAGGAATGGAAAGAAGAGTGGAAAGAGATGGAAAGGAGAAAGGAGAGACGATGAGAGTAATTAATGTAGAAGCACAGCCGGCAGTTCCTGCCTTCGGCCAGTGGATACCGGCAAGCAATCCGCCGGAGAATTGTGAAGATGTAATTGTATGCGTATCTGGACGCCGTGGAAATATCATTTATGATCACGGTGTAGAGGCAAGTGATTGCTGCTATGAAAATGGTACGTGGTATGTCGGCGATGCCTCAGCCGATACTGATAATCTGACGATCCACGCATGGATGCCGCTGCCGGAACCTCCGGAGGAAGAAAGCAGAAAAATGATTATTGGTGGAAAAGAAGTAGACCGCATTGAAGTCTTCCACGGGGCTGAGAAAGTCGCCGTGATAACCGATGACAAAAAAACAGGGGCGCCGGGATATCGGATTGAATTCAAAGCGGGAAAAACGACGACAGTAAAAAAATGCAGCGATATGGATGACGTTGCATTTAAGGAAATGGCGGCGAACGAATTTTGCAATAGATACTGCGCATTTAAGGCTTGTGAGAACTGCCCGATAGATAAATATCTAGATCAGTAGACCGGATCCGAATATGAAATCATGCCGCTTGCCAATGGCAAGCGGTTGGGACTTGATTAGAGTATTAACGATAGAAAAATGAGAGTAATGAGAGAGACGACGGTTGCCGGCCGGATCATCCACCGGCGCGTGGTTGTTCCTTCCGGAAATCACAGACAGAAAAGAAGAGCACGCACCGGGATCACGAGCGAGGCAGTGAAAAAGAATAACATGCGCATTGCAATCTGGAGACTGTGGATGCTGCTGGCAAATAATTTCGACTCGACCGGAAGCCACGTCACTCTGACATACGCAGGGAAAGAGCCGGAGAAAGATCAGGCGGCCGCGGATCGCAAGAAGATGATCGCGAAGCTGCGGAAAGAGTTCAAGCGGCAGGGAAAAGAACTGAAGTATGTGGTTGTTACGGAATACAAAAATAAGCGGATCCATCACCACATCGTGATGAACTCGCAGGACGTGGAAATGGTCACCAGGCTGTGGGGAAAAGGCGGGGTACACTTTACAGCACTGCGTGAAGAGGGAGACTTCCATGACCTTGCGGAGTATCTGATCAAGGAAACGGAAAAGACTTTCCGGGAATCGGACAGCCAACACAAACAGAGATATTCCCGCAGCCGCAATTTAATCATGCCGGTAACCAAAAGGGATGAAACGACGCTGAAGGAAATGACGGACGAGCCGGAGCCAATCAGCGGATATTATATTCCTAAAGACAGAGTCAGACGATACGAGCATCCGGTCACAGGCCTGGAACATCTTGAGTATGTTGAGGTGGCGCTGGGAGAGCCGAGGAATTATAAAGTATGGCCGCGCGGAAAAGTAGTCACTCCGCGAGAATATTATAAAATAACCGAAATTGAAGAACAGGAGGTTATGGATTTAGCATGCGAAGGTCAGACGGAAGGAGGCCCATGTGAATGTTGAGGATTTGCCGCTGAAGTATCAGGCGCAGGCGAAAAAGAAGCTGGAGGAGCAGAATAGGACCGCGGCAGAAAGGATGATGCAGCCACGGGCGAAGTATGGTAACCGCAAAGCGGAAGTTGACGGGATCATATTCGACAGCAAGAAAGAGGCGGGATACTACCTGAAACTTAAAGCGCTTGAAGAGGCTGGAGAAATAACACAGATCATACTCCAGCCGAGATTTGAGTTACAGCCGGCGTTCGATAAGAACGGGAAACACTACCGGAAGATTGAATATGTTGCAGATTTCATGTACACGAGCAAGACAGGAGAAACATTTGTAATCGATGTCAAAGGAATGCGAACAGATGTTTACAAGCAGAAAAAGAAGATGTTCGAATATCGGTTCCCGAACTTAACGATAACGGAGGTGTAGCATGAAAAAGTCACCGTGCACGACATGCACAAACAGAACAGCAGAGTGCCACGCAGAATGTGGAATATACGCAGAGTGGAAGGATAGCCGGAACGCTGAATCTGAAAAAATCAAAGCAGAGAAGACACGAGTTAAGAGAGTTGCATGGACAAAGACACGCAGGGAAAGGTCGAGGGTGTAGCGATGAATGTGTACGAAAAACTGCCGGAAATCCCGAAGAAAGATCGTGTGTGGTACATGACCACTGAAAACGGAATCATGCGGGATGGTGATATTGCTCTCATGGTTGATGGAAAGTGCTACCGAGGAAGCAGGGAAGAGCTGAGAAAGCACTGTAAGAAAGAACTGAAACAATTTCTCAGGGATATGCGTAACTGCGAAGGCGGACGCGGAAAGCCGCATGCGTGCCCTATCTGCGGAAAGGTCATTTTCGATGAAGATGACGTTTACTGCGAAAAGCACCATGAAGAGGGACGCAGGATCACAAGAGCACAGGTGATGAACGCGAGCGAGGATGAAATTGCAAAATTCGCTGCTGCAATAATCTCTGCTGAGATAAATGCATATCGTGGGAATTTAGAGCGAGTGGCAAGAAGCGTCGGATGGCCGGACAGATGCATTATAAAAGCCTGGGACAAAGCTCCGGAAGTCAAGGCATATGAGCGATATATCCGGTCGAAGGATTTCGCGATATTAACCATAAATGCTACTGATCCCGAAGCAGTGATTAAGACTTTTAGAAACGATGCGTTGAAGAGAAACGATGAATGGAGGAAGAGAAGATGAATAGCGTGCAGTTAATAGGGAGGCTGACCAGAGACCCGGAGGTACGGTACACAGCGTCACAGATGGCGGTAGCAACATTTACTATCGCGATCAATCGTCCGGTGAAATCTGGAGAGGAGCAGAAGGCAGATTTCCCGCGGATTACGGTATTCGGAAGGCAGGCGGAGAACTGCGAGAAGTATCTGAACAAGGGCAACAGAGTTGCGATCGAGGGCAGAATCCAGACCGGAAGTTACCAGAACAAGAACGGAGATACTGTCTATACGACGGACGTCGTTGCTTCAAGGGTGGAGTTCCTGGAATCCAGAAACGCTGCGCAGAGATCATCAGAGCAGCAGAGACAGCCCGCGGGTCGGACGGATCAGAGACCAGCATCAAGACCAGCGGAGACGCAGATGGACATGACCGGAATCCCGCCGGCATTTGAAGAAATTGAAGATGATGTTCCATTCTGATGAATCAAAGGAGAGTTTACAGGGAAGTGTATTGGAGGAATTGAAAGCGTATGGGCAGAGCAAAGGAATTCTTAGGCGGGTATCTTAATATCACAGAGCACATAGAGCAGATGACGGAGGAACTGGAAGCGCTCCAGCGTGAAACGGGAAGCATCAGCATGGCGCTTGATGGAATGCCGCACGGGACGAAGCTGTCAGACAGGACAGGACAACTGGCGGTGCGTATTGCTGAGATGACGCTGGAGATCATGGACGAGAGGACAAAGGCATGGGAGAAGCGGGAGGAAATCAGGAACGTGATACTGCTTGTCGATGATCACAACCTATGTCATGTACTTAGGAGAAGATACATAGATGGTAAGATGTGGGAGGAAATTGCGGTGGAGATGAACTACACATACAGATGGGTTATTTCCATGCATGGCCGTGCGCTGGAAGAAGTTGAGGAGATTCTGAAAAGAGTTCCTACTAATTCACATTGACGTTGGATATAATGTAAATGGGAGAAATCAAAAGATTCCTCTCGGCAATCTTACTAATCTCCAATCTAATATAGCGTTGACAGCAAGAGAGACCACGGAAGCGTGGCCTCTCTTGTTATAGCAAATATGGGAGGGTTGGAAAACTATCATGCAAGATTTCGCAAAGGCATTCTACCACAGTAAAGCGTGGCAGACCGTGAGACAGACGGCGCTGATTCGTGACGGCGGCATGTGCCGGGTGCCTGGATGCAACCGGCCGGCTTCGGTCGTGCACCACAAGATCAAACTCACGCCGTATAACATCAACGATCCAGCGGTCACGCTGAATTTAGATAATCTCATTTCGGTATGCGATGTGTGCCACGCCAAAATTCATATAAGAGATAAAGAGGATGGGCGAAAGGCCGCAGCCAAAAGAAAGGCGGCCGAGAAGATCATGCGTGGAAATAGCATACTTCCGCCGGTGATCTTTGTGGATGGAGTACCGGTCGAGATCGGAACGCAAGAAAGACAGGGACTGCTGGTTGTGGTATGTGGCCTGATCGGTTCCGGAAAGACGACATACTGCAGGAAGACAGGCGGAGCGTATACTGACCTCGATGAAATCAAGAGCCGGAGTAAGGCGGAACAGATCCAGAGGACCGAAGCACTGATTGAGAAAACCGGAGAGTGTATGCACATCACATGTTTACCGACACGGGCAGAGTGGGAAATGATTGCAAGCTATGAAAAGATTGAGTTGATCTGGATTGACACACCGTACGAGGTGTGCATGAAGCGCGTTAAGAGAAGAGGAAGAGCGAGGGATATACAGGACCTGGAGCATATAGCAGTTGCAAATCGCAGATATTTGAAAGAGTTCAAACGAAGTGACGTGAAGCACATCTTCCGATGTGTGCGGGTGTAGCCCCCCTGTTTCCTCGAGACGGTACCTATTGAAGGGACCGTTGCGGGCTAGTCCAATCTGTTGACGAGTGAAAATCTCGCGGGTTTTTGGAAAATATGGGCGAAAATAAAGACGAATTGAACCGTTTGCGGTATTTTCCGAGAGGGAAGGAAACGGAAAGAAAGGATTAAAATAATGGCAATTAAAAAGAGCAAGAGGAGTTTGCGCCAGCAGGCTGAAGAGGTGCTGAGACGTGCGGAAGAAAAAGGCGTATCGACGAATTTCTTTTTTCTTACGACGTTTCAGCGTTATCAAGTGCAAATGTCAGTTATGGAAGACTTGGAGAAGGCCATAAAAGAGCATGGTCCGACGGTGACTAAAGAATACGTGAAGGGACGGAAAAACATTGTGGTAAATCCGGCTATTATCGAGTACAACAAAACGGCGACTGCAGCAAATGGCACGGTCACGACGCTGATTAAGGTTGTGGAATCGTTCGCGAAGGAAGATCGCGAGCAATCGGGCGATGAATTCTTGGAATTTTTAGGAATGAAGAATGCGTGAGTTTCATTTTAGATTACACGAAAAAAATCGAATCCGGGGACATACTGGTTCCGGAAGACGTAAGAAGAGCATATGACAGGCTGGCGAATGAGGCGGTGGCCAATCGCGGCAAATGGCATCTTGACGAAGACCTGGCGCAGCATCACATGTGCTTTATCGAAACATTCTGCAAGCAGTCACAGGGGATCGCAGGTAAGCCGCTGAAACTGGAACTTTTTCAAAAGGCCGCACTTGAGGCGACTTATGGTTTCGTCGATGACGACTGTGTGCGTCGCTTCAATGAAGTGAATTTTCTACTTGGAAGGAAAAATGGAAAGACAACCCTGCTTTCGGCTGTAGCGCTGGATCTTCTCTGCGACGATATGGAAGGCGCACCGGAAATCTACTTTATAGCGACAAAGATGGATCAGGCGAAGAAGGGATTTGATGAGTGCGAGCGAATGCGGAAAAAGTCACCGGAACTTAGACGGCATCTCCGGAAGCGCGCATCCGATATCTACTTTCCAGCGAACGAAGGGATCATCAAGCCGCTGGCATCGGATGTGAAGAAGCTGGACTCCTACAATTCAAGCGGCGTCATTGTCGATGAACTTGGTGCGATCACGAATCGCCGGATCTATGATGACATGAAACAATCAATGTCTTCGAGACGTCAGCCGCTTCTTTTCTGCATTTCGTCGAACAACTTTGTACGCGGCGGAATCTATGACGCACAGGTGGAGTATGGCCGCGGAATGCTGAGGGGAGAAATCAAGGATGACCACTTTCTTTTCCTGTATTACCAACTGGACAAACGCGAGCAGTGGACGGACCCTAAATACTGGATACTCGCGAATCCAGGGTTAGGCACGATCAAGAAAAAGGACAAGCTGGAGCAGCTAGTTAAGAAAGCAGAGCAGGATCCGGCCTTCAAGCCGACCGTGCTGGCGAAGGACTTCAACCTGAATGAGCTGCAGTTCTCGCGTTGGCTGGAGTACAATGACGCAAAGAACGACATGCGGCAGGATATGGAGTATCTTCGAGACTCTTACGCGATCGGCGGATGCGACTTATCCAGCACTACCGACTTGACATGCGCAACAGTAATTATCCGAAAGCCGGAAGATCCGAAACTGTATGTGATACAAAAATACTTCCTGCCGCGGAAGCGGATTGAAGAGGTGAAGGATCAGACGGTGCCGGAGGCGCCATATGAGCGATGGGCGGCCGATGGCTGGCTGACAGTCAGTGAAGGCGCGAGCGTGGATTATAGGCAAGTGACTGAGTGGTTTGTGCACATCGTGAAAGACTACAACATCAGGCCGCTTTGGATCGGCTATGACCGGGCGCTGGCCGGATACTGGCAGCAGGAGATGACTGACACAGGATTCGACATGGAGAAGATAGCACAAGGTTCTTTTTCCTGGACTTATCCGATGAAGCAGTTGGCCGCAGAATTCCGGGAACATCGTGTGAACTACGACTTCAATCCGATGCTGCTGTGGTGTTTGACAAATACAGCGGTGAAGTCGAAAAACTCCGACGGGATCGAGTCGATCATGCCGGTGAAGGCTCAGGCGAATCGACGGATCGATGGCACAGTGAGCCTGCTGAATGCTTATACTTGCTTAAAAAACCATGAAGAGGATTATATGAGGTACATAAAGTGAAAAATCCGATTAAAGCATTGATTAATGCAATCACAGAGAGGACACAGAAAACACTGATGCGCATCAGGGAGCTGGGCGGGAACTCGGTGAGCTTCTCAAGCTTCGGACGCGATGCGTACCAGTCGGAACTCGTGCGAGCCTGCATCCGGACGCTGGCCGACCAGACTGCAAAGGCGGCGCCGATCAGTAATGACGACAAACTGCAGCGGATGCTGAAACTGCGGCCAAATGCCTACATGAACGGGAAGGATTTCCTGTACAAGGTTAGGACGTTATACGAACTGCGAAACACGGTATTTATTTTGGTAATGCGCGACGACGGTGGAAAGGCTACCGGAATGTATCCGATTCCGTGCGCCAGTTACGAAGGTTACCAGGATGAATATGGAAACATTTATGTTCACTTCCGGATGAGAGAAGGATCGGAGTACTGGTTTGCTTGGGAAGATCTTATTGTACTCCGTAAGGACTACGCAGAAAGCGATATCGGCGGCGAGGACAACTCGCCGATCTTGAACACATTGGAGCTAATCAACACGTCGAATGAATCAATCCAAAATGCCGTAAAGAGCACCGCGAATCTTCGCGGCATCTTGAAGTCAACAAAGTCCATGTTGGATCCGAAAGACACAAAGCGGATCAAAGAGGAGTTCGTGAAAGACTACATGGATCCAACATCCGGAGACGGATTTGGCGCACTGGATGCGACCACGGAATTTCAGCAGGTGAATATCTCGCCGACCATCACCGGATGGACGACGATGCGCGAATTTCGCGAAAACGTGTACAGGTATTATGGTGTGAACGACACGATTTTGATGGGCACCGCGACGCCGGAGCAAATGCAAACTTTTTACGAGCTACGGATCGAGCCGTTTCTGGTGGCGCTGTCGCTGGAGATGACATCGAAGGTCTTCACACAGCGCGAAATTTCCTTCGGAAATTTCATCACATTCGACAGTTCGACGACACAGTTCATGAGCATGAGCGACAAGTTGAACCTGCAGGCAGTCGTCGACCGCGGCGCGATGAGCATCAATGAATGGCGCGAGGTTTTGAATTTACCGGCCATCGAAGGCGGAGACACTTTCGTGCGGCGACTGGACACTGCGCCGGTAGCAAATGCAGACACACAGGAGGATGAAAATGAGTAGAGAGACAGAAAACATCGAGAGACTGATGAACCGGAAGGGCATGCAGTTCAGGGACTTCCGGATCACGCCGGAGAAGCGGGCCGGAGAGGAAGGCGAGCCGGAGGGCCTGATCGTGAAAGGTGTCCCAGTGATCTTTGACAGTGAGACAGTGCTCTTCAACATGAATGGCATCGACTACTGCGAAGTGATCGACCGGCACGCGCTGGATGAGTGCGACATGTCGGACGTGATTTTCAACATGAACCACGGGGGAAGAGTGTACGCACGCACTCGAAATGACAGCCTGAGATTATCGGTTGAAGACGATGGATTGCACATGGAGGCGGATCTCTGGCCAGACGACAATGGGCATCGTGCACTGTACAGAGACATCGACCGCGGAAATATTGACAAAATGAGCTTTGCGTTTACGGTGACAAAAGAGGAATATGAAGACAGAAGCAAGGAAGAGCAGAAATATGTAAGAGTGATCAAGGGCATCGATCATCTGTATGATGTGTCTGCCGTTGACATACCAGCGTACGATGCAACCAGCATCTCCGCGCGCAGTGCATTTGAAGCGGAAAGCGAAAGAAGGCACGCGGAAAGCGAGAAGGCGGAAAGCCGGAAGCGCGAAGCAGAACGGAGGCATCGGCTGGCGGTAATACTTAGATTAAAATTTATGGAGGATGAATATGACGGATAAAGAAATGAGAGCACTCTCAATTGAAGAGATTGAAGACAGACTCGGAGAGATCAAGGATGAATTTGATCAGCTGATCACGGAAATTCAGAGTGACGATGCCGGAGATGATCCGGAAGAAAAGGGCGCGGATGTCGATACGCTGGAAGAAAGAGCGGAAGAATTGATCGCAGAGAAAAGATCGCTACAGGAAATCCTGAGTGAAAAAAAGGCAGAAGCCGAGAAGCGTGATCGTGTAAAAAAGGTGAAGGAAAGAAAGATCCCAGTCGATAAGATTGAGGAGAAAGGAAAGGACATGGACGAAAGAGAAAAAAGAGCAAAAGAATTTAGAGAGTCAGGAAGAATGGAAATACGCCAGTTGCTGGCTACCGGAAAGATTGCGACGCCAAGAGAGGTCGGCGGAATCGGCGACATCGCACCAAGCGAGACCGGCATTGTTGACGATGTTAATGCCATCACACTGACCGGGACAGGCACATATCGTGCAGCGTACAAAAAGACCGAGGCGGCCGCGGACGACGTGACCGACGGAGCCACCGTAGGTGGAACCGCATCCACATATGACTATGTGGATATCAATCCGGAGGAGTGGGGCGTGTTGGATGAAATTTCCCAGCAGGTTGCGAAAATGACACCGCTGGACTATCAGGCAGCCATCGCAAACTCCGCGGTACGCGCACTGAGAGTAAAAGCAAGCGCAAAGATCGTTGCGGCAATTGAGGCATCCACGCTGACCGAGAAGGTGACTGCCGCGCTCGATCAGGATTACCTGAGAACGCTGACGCTTGGTTTCCATGCGATTCCAGGCAAGGGAAACGTCTGCCTGTATATCGGGCAGGAGGACATCGCGACGCTGAGCAAGGTGCGCGGAACTGGGGAGAAGCGGCCACTGTACGAATTCGAGTTCGACACTGACACCACGACATCCGGAGTGATTAAAGAGGGCGGACTTGCGACGCGCTTCCGGGTACTTCCGAACCTTGCGAAGGGTAAGCAGCTCTTCGGACAGCCGGGCGCGATCGACATGCCGATGTGGGGTGACTATTCGGTAGAGACTGACAAGGGTGGTGACTACTTTAAGCGGAACATGATCGGGATCCGTGGATTGCAGACCGCGGGCGCGGATCTGGTATGCTATCACGGAATTCAGATTGTATCTCAGGAGTAAAGAAGGAGGCGGCCGGAAATGGGGACACTTTTCGATGCGGCTAAAGCGGCCGCACGCATTCGGAATGACCGGCATGATGATGAAATAAAAAGCTACATAGCAGCCGCAAGAGAAGAACTGAGGCGCGTCGGAGTGGAATACGACGCGCTGTCATCCATCAAATTCGATGCTGAGATGCAAACAGACAACACTAATTTTACAGCCTTTGCGGCACCATTGGTGCAGCAGGCGATTATCACATACTGCCTTTGGCATCTAACAGAAGAAGCTGATCTAATCGATCGCTATGAATCAGCTTTCCGTATGCAAGCAGACGCTCTGCGGCGACGCTTTCCAGAAGGGGGTTGAGTAGGGATGTACAATGACATTGCATACCTATGCAGCGAGACTGTGACACAGGACGATGCAGGCAACATCGAGAGAGCTTTATCAAAAAAAGAAGTTGACGTAAAGCCGGAATCGGTGGGAATGCGAGAATTCTACCAAGCTTCGACTGCCGGTCTAAAAGCCGATCTCAGGCTGATCATCCCAGATGAGTACGACTATGATGGCGAAAAGATCGTGGAGTACAACGGAGGACTGTACGATGTAACACGATCGTATATCAACCGAGGAAAAGTTGAACTGACGCTGACCGCGCGAATCGGAAGGAAGGGGGCAGAGTGATGAAGGAACTGTCAATCAGCATCAGCGTAGACGAGCTGGAGGCGGCCATCGCGGACACGTTGCAAGAGTACAACACGGACCTGAAGGAGAAAATTGAGAAGGCAGCAAAGCAGGCCGCGGGTGAGGCAGTGAAAGAGTTGAAGCAGACAAGCCCGCAGGGCCCGAATCATATGGATTATAAGTCCGGCTGGAAATCCAGAAAGGATGAAAAAGGATATATTGTCCACAATGCAAAAAAACCAAGTCTAACATATCTCCTCGAAAATGGACACGCGGTCGCGAACCAGCACGGACACTACTCAGGGAGAGTAGACGCCCGTCCACACATCAAGCCAGCAGAAGAGCACGCGATTGCTCGCTTCACGGAGTTGATGGAAGGGGATGACATTTAATGGCATCTATTTTTTCTATATTGAAAAGCACGGGTCTGCCGGTGGCGTACGGACGATTTACAGAATCAAAATCACCGCCGTTCATTATTTACTTGGGAGATGGACAAGATACCGTGCTGGCGGATGATGGAATTTATCACAAAAAAAACAGATATCAGATCGAGTACTACTTCGCGAAGAAAGATGAATCCACTGAAGGTAGGATCGAGACAGCATTGACCGATGCCGGCATGCTCTACGAAAAGACGGAGGATATCTATATTTCTTCGGAAGACATATTCGTGATTTACTACAATGTATAAGGAGGACAAAAATGGCAAGTTCAGACAAAAACCGTGTTGAGTTTGGGTTCAAGAATCTTCATTTTGCAAAATACACATACGATCCGAGCAATAGCGAATCTCCAGTTACGATCGGAACGCCGATACATGTTCCGGGAGCGGTGAACTTCTCGCCGGAAACAGACAGCTCAACGGACGATTTCTATGCCGACGATGGCGCATATTTTTCAGCAATAACAGACGGACTGGAATCAGGAGATCTGGAAGTTGCTCATTTTACGGATGAGTGGAAGACAACCTTCGGTGGATATGTTAAAACATCAGACGGCGCCTTGGCAACCGTTAAGAATCCTTCAAGGCCAGCCTTCTGTCTGATCATGGAATCAGACGGAGATGCTCAGAAATCCAGGCACATTTGGTATAACTGCACATGTGGACCGATCAAGCGGGAGTATGCGACAAAAGAAGGCAGCACAGAAGTGAAGACTGAGACGACGCCGATAAGCTGTACGGGAGATACTGTAACTGGAATTCGACATGCAACATATCATCCAGGCGACACAGGGTACGATACGCTTTTCACTGCACCAACTGCGCCAAAACTGGGATGACCATGAGGCGCGGCAAAAGAAAATCTTTTGGAGGGACAAATGATAACAACAATAAAGATAAGCGACGACCATTCGGTCGAAATCGACACATCAGTGAACTGGCTGATGATTTACAAAAACCAATTTGGACATGATATCATGCAAGATTTGATCCCGCTGATTGACACGCTGATTGATTTAGTAAACGCGGATGGCGAGATTGACTTTAAAGGGCTTTCGGAAAACACGAGCGCTTACATGATTGAGGCATCAACCGTGCCGCAAATCTTGTGGGCGCTTGCACGAAATGCGAATGATGTCGGTGCGCCGGAATCTTTCTTCAAGTGGATGGACAGCTTCCCGCTGGATATCATCCTTCCAGGCATGTTGGAGCCGATCCTGACTTCTTTCGTGTCGGAAAAAAACCGGCAGAGGCTTCTGGAGATGTTTCAGAGCATCAATCCGGAAGCCTGAGAATTGAGGACATATTGATAGCAGCATCCGAGCGGGGGCTGAGCATAGACGCGGCACTGAAAATGACGCCTGGAGCAATCGTGGATTATGTGATTGCATGGAACAGAAGGCAGGAAGCTGCAGAAAAAGAAAGCGAGAGGCCGCACAGGAGGCGCGCAACACAGGCGGATTGGGACAGATTGGGAGGACGATAAAGCATGGCAAATGTAAAAGGAATTACAATTAAACTGCTGGGAGACACTTCGAATCTTTCGCAATCCCTGAAGACTGCGGAAAAGGAATCGCGGTCGCTGTCGTCAGAACTTCGAAACGTCCAGAAGGAACTGAAGTTCCAGCCGACGAATGTCGATCTTTTGAGGCAGAAAGAAGAACTACTCAAAGAAAAAATCAGCGCGACAACCACTGAGCTGAAAGCGCATCAGGCAGCACTGTCAAAATTGAAGGACAGCGGGGTTGATGAAACAAACAAAGATTTCAGGGCTTTGCAGCTGCAGACGCAGAAAGAAACTGAACTTCTCAAAAACTACAACCGGGAATTAAAGCAGACCAGCGTGTCTGTCAAAACCGCAGGCTTCAAAGACGTAGGCGCGAAGATGAAAGGCATAGGTCAGGGCGTCGCGCAGGTTGGCGCAGGCATGACGATTGCGGGCGTCGCAGCGGTGGCCGCCGGCAAGAAACTGGTGGAAGCGTCGGAAGCACAGTCGCAAGCCGAAGAAAAACTGACCGAAATCTACCACAAGCGTATGGGCGCGAACGAGGCAGCTTCGAAAAGCACAATGGCTTATGCGTCGAAGTTGCAGAAGGTCGGCGTCGTCGGAGATGAAGTAACACTTGCCGGCGCTCAGCAGCTCGCGACTTTCGCGAAAACGCCGGCAACTGTGAATAAACTTCTTCCTGCGATGGACAATCTTTTGGTACAGCAAAAAGGCTTGAATGGAACGCAGCAGGACGCAACGAACATCGCGAACTTGATGGGCAAGGCCATGATGGGAAATACCGGTGCGCTGAAGAGGGTAGGCATTTCCTTCAGCGATGCGCAGGCCGAAGTGTTGAAATATGGCACAGAATCAGAAAAAGCCGCGATGCTTTCTAAAGTAATCACGGAGAACGTCGGAGAAATGAACAAAAAGTTCGCAGAGACAGACGGCGGAAAGATTCAGCAGGCTAAAAACACCATCGGAGACCTGAAAGAGGAACTTGGCGCACAGCTGATTCCGGTGCTCGGAGATGTGGCAAAGTGGATCAGCGCAAACATCTTGCCGGCGGTGCAAAAAGGGATCGACTTCATGGGAGAACATCCGATTATCGCAAAGATCGCCGTTGCAATCACGGGAATCCTCGCGATTGGTGGGCCGCTTCTCGTGCTGATCGGAGGAATTGTTGCGGGTTTCGGGATGCTTTTCACCGTTGGTGCTCCGCTGCTTGCGGGAGGTGCGGCGGCGATCGGAATCATCGCGGCAATTGTGGCTGCAGGAATCGGATTGTACGCACTGTTTCAAAAGCTTGGCGGTGTTAAGGGCATCATAAAAGGCATTGGCGATGCTTGGAACGGCATGAAAAAGAGCTTCAGCGATGCTTGGAACGGAATTAAGAAGGACTTTTCGGCGAATTGGAGCGGCATCAAGTCATCTGCTTCGAACGGTGTAAACAAAGTTAAGAAAGTTGTATCAGCCGGATGGAGCGGCGTGAAGACGACAACCGGGAAGATCTGGGGCGGAATCAAGAGTACGGTGGCAGCGACAGGCTCATCAATGAAGTTGAACACGGAATCAACACTCAGGGCGATGAAAAACGCGTACAAGATCCACGGTGGAGGCATTAAAGGAGCGGCTTCTGCAGCAATGGTTGGTGTGAAATCGATATTCAATCGGTATTACAATTCAATTGACATCCTGACCAGAGGCAAACTCAGTAGCATGGTGAGGATAGCAAAGGATCGATTCGGAAACTTCCACTCAGCGGCATCCAGTAAGATGAGTGCCGCAGCGAAAACCGTAAAGAGTGGGGTTAGCCGGATCGAGTCGGCTTTCCGCAGGATGCACATCAAGTTTCCACATATTGACACACCGCATTTCAGCCTGAAGACCATGACGAAAAAGGTGGGAAAGCACAGCTTTACGATCCCGGCGGGCGTGGACGTGTCTTGGTACGCCAAGGGCGGAATTTTTGACAGCCCTTCAGTGATTGGCGTCGGAGAAGCCGGGCCGGAAGCGGTTGTGCCGATTGACAAACTGAAAGAGTATATCGGCGACGGAGGAAAAAAGCAGCCGATTGTATACAACGTAACTTTCAACGTGTCCGGGACGGAAAATCCGGAGAAATTCGCGAGACGCGCGGCGAAAGAGCTGAAGAGGCTCAGCATGATGGAGGGGTAGATGGCGAAAAAAGCAAAGAAAACAAAGTCAAAAATCCCATACGGTTTAACAATTTCACGATCAGAGAATAAATACACATTTAAGTGGTCAAAGGGAGAGGCCTATAAGGATGGCCAGCAGGTCGCATACAGCCTGAACAGCGGGAAGTACAAGGCATTAAAGGTGAGCGCGACCGCAACCACGGTGAATACGGGAACGGCGATCAAAGCAGCCGATTACTTTCCAACCGCCGGGAAAACGAAAAAGCTTTCGAAAGTGAAGTTCAGAGTACGTGGAAATGCGGACAGCGGATCCGGAAAAAAGAAGGACCATGACACTTGGTCGAACTGGGCGTATAAAGAAATCACGCTTCGGCCGCCATCAGCTCCGGCGATCACCTTCGAGTTGGATGAAACACTCTCCAATAAGGGTACCTTCAGCTGGAATCTTGACACATCTTCATCGAGCCTTTGCCCATTCACGGACACGGTCTACCAGACGGCATTTGGCCCGACTGCAGAGGGGCCGCGGTGGGGCGCGGAGGTTGCCGGGCAGAGCGCATCCGGATCACTGACAAACGAAGAGACGTATCCGAGCGGATCATCCTATTCCAGATGGTTTCGAATAAGGGCTCGCGGCATGGCAGGTGAATCTGCATTTTCGGAGGCCCAGCATATATACGCGCTTCCGGCGCGATGTGATGTGTCAGATGCGCTGGTGGAAGTGTCCGACGGAGGCTATCGGATCACGCTGAACTTCGATGTCATGGAAGACCTTGCGCTGTATCCGATCGATAGCGTCACACCGGAGTACACCTTCGCGACTCCAGGGGCCGGGATGTCCGTACCTTCCGGGGCGTCTTGGACTTCCGCGGAACTCACCGTCGGACCGACGATGCGATCGGTGCAGTTCAACACCACGGAGACACTTAAAGAAGATCAGATGCTTTTTGTGCGCATCACAACTGCGCACGACAAGGGCACGACGACGGGCAGCCCGTACGCGGTAGCAGTCGGCGGCAGCTACGGCACGCTGAAAGCGCCGACAATATCGGATGCATCAACCGACACGAGCAACAACTCGGTGAGCATCACGGCGACCACGACTTCCGAAGTGCCGGATGCGCAGACAATCGTTTGGTACCAGCCAGCGGGCGCACCGATGCGCTGCCTTGGATCGGCAAAGTCCGACACCGCGACATCTTTTAAGGTCGACGCACTGGCATCGAGCGACGTCTTCGGCGTGCAGAATATCGTGGGGACGCTCACCGCGGGCACGACCGCTGCAGGAAATCCGGATTACACGGTTTCTGCGTCACTTGCGTCGGCGATCACATGGGGCACAGCCCCGGCGAGCGTGCCGAAGGATGTAGCCGCAACCGCGACCGGATCCGACAGCGCGCTGGTCACGTGGCATTGGTCATACTCCGGCGCGGTGTCCGCAGTAATCTCGTGGGCGCAGACGAAGGACGCTTGGGAGTCGAACGAGGAGCCTTCCAGCGTGACGGTCAGCAAGCTGCACGCACCGGAGTGGAACATCATCGGGTTAACTGCAGGTGTGACCTGGTATTTTCGGGTACGCTTCATGACGTCAGACACTTCGAGCGGCGAGTGGTCAGAGATCACGGACGCGGCGACGGTCAACCTGTCTTCCGCGCCGACGACTCCGGCTCTGACGCTGTCCCGGACGACAATCACGGTCGGCCAGACGGTCACAGCCGGATGGGCGTACGCTTCCGGAGATGGCACCAGTCAGGCGCATGCGGAAATCTGGGAGATGACGGTCTCTTCGGACGGCGTCACGCCATCCGCATTGATCGCAGCGACTGACACGGAACAACAACTGATCTTCTCGCCGGAGTGGGCGGATGGGACGACGCACTACCTGTCTGTTCGGCTGACATCCGCATCCGGCATGACTTCCGGATGGGCGCCAGTGGTCGCGATTACAGTCACGCCCGCTGCATCGTGTACGATCTCGGCGACATCGCTGACATACGGATACACTGTGTACGATGATGACGCAAAGACAGAGTCCCACACGGTGACTGCGCTGGAGGCTTTGCCGCTTTCCGTGACGGTGACCGGGGCCGGAAATGCCGGCGAGACTACGCTGGCGATCGAGCGCGCGGAGAGCTTCCGCGGCGCGCGGCCGGACGAATCGACGCTCGACGGCTTTGATGGCGAGACGATCTACCTTGCCATGATCCACGGGGCAGGCACCTTTACCGTGGTATATGATGACCTTCTGGGATCTTTGGATGATGGCGCAAAGTACACACTGACCGCAACAGTGACTGACGACTACGGGCAGACCGCGGAGGCGTCGCAAGCATTTGAGGTGCACTGGTCGCACAAGGCGGGCATCCCGGGCGCGACCGTGGCAGCGGATGACGGCCGCTTGGCGGTGACGATCACACCGACCGCACCGACCGACGCGGCAGATGATGATGTGTGCGATATCTATCGCTTGAGCATCGACAAGCCACAGCTGATCTATCAGGGCGCGGCCTTTGGATCGTCTTACGTCGACCCGTATCCGGCACTCGGCCCGGAAGGCGGGCACAGGATCGTGACGCGTACGGCATCCGGATGTATCACGGCGGATGATGTGCCCGCATGGTACGACACTACCGCGGATGACGCGGACTATCTGGACGATGCGGCGATCATCATCGACTTCGATGCCGGCGAGCGGGTGAGGATACCGTACGACATTTCCCTGGATAATACCTTTGACAAGGACTTTGAGAGCACGCAGTACCTCGGCGGCGCGGTGCAGGGCGACTGGAACCCCGCGGTCGGGCGGACTTTAAGCATCGACGCGGATCTGATCTTAGACGCTGGCGACGAAAACGTCGAAAAGCTCAGAGACCTTGCGGCATACGCAGGAATATGTCATATCCGAACATCAGATGGCAGCAGTTTCTCCGGAAATGTGGATGTGCAGGAAAAGAGGGAGCAGCGATCCAAGAAACTGGCGGTCACGCTGTCGATCATCCGTATCGATCCGGAGGGCACCGAGGCGATGACGCTGGAAGAGTGGCAGGAAGCGGAAGGAGCGAAGTAGATGGATTGGAGTAAAGGCTACAGCGCACGCTATCAGCTCTACCGGATCGACCCGAAAAGCTGGCGCGACGTGGAGAAAATAGAAATCATATCCGGCGACATTGACTTAAGCAGCGACGGCCTTCTGGCGTCGATGAGTTTGGAAGCTCCGGAGCTGCCAACCGACCGGGAAGTCTGGCTTCGTGTGTATCTCGATGCCAGACAGAGCGGATCCGAACCGGAGCGGGTCGCACTTTTCACCGGACTGACTGGCGCGCCGGAAGTGAAGTATGATCACGGATCACCGACTTACAGCGCGGATCTTTACAGCGTACTGAAACCCGCGCAGGATGTACTTCTACAGCGTGGATGGTACGCACCGGCCGGGCTGTCTGGCGGCATCATCGCTCGGAATCTCCTGAAGGGATACGCGCCGATCGAGATTGCGAAGGACGCGCCGACATTGCAGTCGGCCATCGTGGCCGAAGACAGCGAGACAGAGCTGTCTATGGCTGAAAAAGTGGTCAGCGCGATGGGATGGCGCATCCGGCTGACCGGAGCCGGACAGATACTCATCGAGCCGAATCCGGAGAAGGTCGCAGCGATATTTGATGCGTCAACATTTGATGTGATCGAAACTTCGGTGAGCGTTTCCCGCGACTGGCTCAGTGCGCCGAATGTGATGCGCGCCACAATTGACGACACTGTGGCGGTCGCGCGGGATGACTCCGGATCGTCACCGCTTTCCGTGAAAAATCGGGGCCGGGAGGTGTGGCAGGAGGCGGACGATGTGTCACTTTATGGCACAGAATCTCTTTCTGAGTATGCAGTGCGTGCACTTGAAGAGGCGCAGGCGACGGCGGAGAAAATCTCATACAATCGCCGCTTTGTCCCGGACGTCGGGGTCGGAGACATCGTGAAAATCAACTACCCGAAACAGAACATAAAAGGTCGATATAGAATAACATCGCAAAGTATAACACTTGGACATGCAGGGAAAACAGCAGAGGAGGCCGTAAAAATTGGATAAAGAACTTAAAGAAATTCTTAAAGACGTAAAAACCGCGGTCGCTGCATCAGCAGACAGCGGCACGAAGCCATACGACACTACCGCCACAGTAGTGCGCGTAGACGGATCGACCGCATGGGTACACATCCCGGGCGGGGTAGACGAGACACCCGTGTCAAAATCCATCGACTGCGCGGCAGGCGACACGGTACGCGTGAGGATATCGGGCGGAAAAGCGTGGATTACGGGCAATGACTCCGCACCGCCGACTGACGACACTGCCGCCAACACAGCCAAGGCCACGGCGGACAGTGCCGCATCCACAGCCAAGGCCGCGGCGGACGTGGTGGGCAAACAACAAAACCACTTTTGGCATGACGATGGCGGCGCACACGTAAAAGGCATGACTGACGGCTATCAAACGACGGTTAACGCTCACGGGCTAAGTGTCGAGAATTCGGATGGCAAGGAAATGGCTTTTTTTGGGGTCGACGAAGATGGGGACTCTATCGCTACCATCGGGGCGACGGACGAGGCACATCAGGAGATGGACTATCGATCACTTTCACTGATAGACAAGGAGAAGACCCCATTTTTTGAAGTGAAAGACTTGCGAGACAAAGCAGGGGTTGCAGTACTGGAGAGTACGCATTATGGAGATGGCAAAACTGTTGAATTCTCCACAAACTGGTATATCGTCGAAATTGAAGGCATAATAATTGATGGGGATGCATATCCAACCGATTCTGTAACCGTTGATAGCTCTCATGTCGTCTTTGACTCTCCGCCGGCAGACGGTGCCACCATCGTCATTACTTTTACAGCAAATAGCCGCTTTTTAAAATCGATGACTTTTGGAACGAGAGGAGAACAATCAAAAGAAGGCGGAATGTCTTTTGTGAATGGAATTGAATGCGTTGCAAGCGGGAGTGAGTCCCATGCTGAAGGTTGGTGGACTAAAGCCACTGGAATGTGCTCGCATGCTGAAGGCTGGGGAACTAAAGCACAATACGACTATCAGCACGTCATTGGAGCGTTTAACGAGAACTTAGAAGAAGATCTTTTTGAAGTTGGGAACGGTTCTCTCGGCGGAAATTATAAAAACGCTTTCCGAGTAACAAGGAAAGGCGAAATATACGCAGAAGGGGGCGTCTACAGCGGAGGTGTTAACATCTTGGAGAAGGTCTATCCGATTGGCTCAATCTACATGTCTACGAATAACGTATCGCCTGAAACGCTCTTCGGTGGAAAATGGGAGAGAATACAAGATAGGTTTTTGCTTGCAGCTGGCAAAACGTACTCTGCTGGGAGCATGGACGGTGAAGCGAAGCATCAACTCACCACTGAAGAACTTCCCGATCATAAGCACACATTTACCACGGATAAAGAAGGAGCCCATACACACAGCCTGGGCCATGTTCTGGGCAATTCCGGCGGAGATTGGACTGGTGATACGGCTGGCAATTTATCTGGCAGCGGTCGTAAATTTGGATATATTGATTCGAATTATGGCATAAAAACAGTAACGAATACAGGCTCTGGTGGAGAACATACACACAAAGGGACTACTGAAGGAGCAGGAGGAACGGGGTACCACAACAACATGCCTCCATATCTGGCTGTATATGTATGGCAGCGAATCGCATAGGAGGAAGACATGGGAGATAAAACATTTGCCGTCTGCTGCGGAATTGCAGGCGGGATAGTCGCTGAATTTTTCGGCGGCTGGAGTGACTCCATGACTACTCTCGTGATTTTCATGGCAATCGATTATATCACCGGTCTGATCGTGGCCGGTGTTTTTCATAAGTCAAAAAAATCGCGGACCGGGAAGCTGGAGTCGAGGGCGGGTTTTAAAGGCTTGTGCCGAAAAGGCGTGATCATGATGATCGTGATCGTGGCCTGTCGGCTGGACTTTGAAGCACACACGCACTTTATACGGGACGCGACAGTGATCGCATTTATAACCAATGAAACGCTAAGCATCATCGAAAACGCGGGACTTATGGGGATCCCGATCCCGAAAGTGATCCAGCGCGGAATTGAGATGCTCACAAACCAGGAATCAAAAAAGGAGGCAGGATGATGATTAACAGAATTTGGATGAAGGCGGCCGGAGTAAGGGCCGTGAAGACGATGGCGCAGACGGCAATCGCCACGATCGGAAGTGCGGCGGTGCTGTCCTCCGTGGATTGGAAGATGGTGGTCTCCGCAGCGGTGCTGGCAGGACTTCTTTCACTGCTGACCTCTGTGGCGGGACTTCCGGAAGCGACGGGCCCCAGCGAGCTGACCACAGAAGAAGCAGAAGGCGAAGATGAGGATGTCCCGGAAGAAGAGACAGAAGAGGAGGCGAAGTGAAATGGCGTGGAATAAAAAGAAAGATGTGCTGGCGCTGATGTGCGGACACGGAAAAAGCATCGACGGATCATGGGATCCTGGTTGCACCTATGGAAAGTACACAGAAGCAGGCCAGATGCTCAAAATCACTAAATCGGCCGTGGCTTACCTGCGGGGCTCCGGAGTCCGCGTCCTCACCGATGCGGACAAAAATAACAACAGAAACATGATCAGCTGCGTCAAGTGGGCGAATCGCCAGAGGGCAAAACTGTATATGTCCGTACACTGCGACTATCGGCTGGCCGGTCCGGGCGTGTATCCGCTGTACATCTCCGGAGCAGGAAAAGCCTTTGCGAAAAAAGTCGGAAAAGCCGTGGCGAAGGCGATGAAAATGAAGTATAAGGGTGCCGGCCGACGGCCCGATCTGTACGAGCTCACCGCGACGGACATGCCGGCAGTGATCTTTGAGACCGGAGCGATCAAGGCCGATCTGAAGAAGCTGACGCAGCACGAAGCATACGGAAAAGCGCTGGCCAAAGCGATCTGCGCCTATATCGGAGTGGAGTTTACAGGGAAGAAAAAATGACCAATGAGGATTTTAATGATCTTATCGGGATAAAAGAGTCGTATGAAATGCCGGAGAAGTTGATGGAAATTCTGACCGGAGAAAACGTGATCGACTTTTACGAAGAACTTTTAACACGGGACCTTGATCTTTCAAAAGATGTTATGCGGGACTACTTCCAGGCGGAGCATGGCGATCGCGGGAAACTGAAGCAGGATTACACTCCCGATTGTGTATGTGAGTTGGTGCGCCGGCTGTCCGGAGACGGCAAAGACGTGTTGGATGTCTGCGCCGGAACAGGCGCGCTTTCAATTGCATGCAGCACAGGGGGATTCCACAGAGCCGAAGAGGTCAGCACGAGGGCGCTTCCGGTGCTGCTTTTAAATTTTGGGATCCGAGGATATCGCGGCGAAGTGGCGCTTCGGGATGTGCTGACCGGGGGGGGGATGAAAAAGTTTACGAGATGCAGTCATGCGGAGAATTTACCCGGCCGGTGCTGAAGCCGAAGGGCGCACCGCGTAAGTGGAAGCGGATCGTGAGCAACCCGCCATACTCACTGAAATTTCAAGACGTAGACAAGGTAGCGGATGATCCGCGGTTTTCTTATGGGCTCACGCCGTCTGGATTCAGCGACTTTCTTTTCGTGCAAGATGCGCTGTCGAGACTTGACGATGGCGGAACGCTGGTGGAAATTCTTCCACACGGAGTACTTTTCAGAGGAAAGAAGGAAGAAGCGATACGAAAAAATCTGATTGACGCAAACTTAATTGATGCGATCATCGGACTTCCGGACAATTTGTTCATGAACACGGGCATTCCAGTGTTGCTGATGATCCTGAAGAAAGGCAGGAAGCGCGATGACATCCTGATGGTTGACGCATCGAAAGAATACGTCAAAGAAGGCAGGGTGAACATCATGACGCTGGAGCAGATCAACCGCGTATGCAGTGCGGTCAGCATCCGGAGAGATATCGACAAACTGTCGCATGTGACGACACTGGAGGAAATCCGGGGAAATGGATACAATCTGAACATTCCGCGCTACGTGGACACATTTGAGCCGGAGCCCGTGCCCGATCTCCTGGAGACGCTGGCAGAGCTGAAGGCGATCAACATGGAGATCGACAAAACCGAGAGGGAATTGATCGCGATGGCCGCGCAGTTAGTTGGAACGACGCCGGAGGCACAGGAGATTGTCGATAAGGCAAATGCGTTGTACAAGGAGTACATAAATGAAAAGAATAAAAGAAGCAACACTGCTGCAGGTGGCAACGATAGAGAGAGCCAAGAAAGGGAAGCGCTACCCCGGAAGGGAGACGCTGATCGAATTGTCGGGAACCAAAGGAGCGGCCAGCTTTCATTCTTCTGAGGGAGAAGTAAGTACACGATACGCAGTGATCACATCAAAAAAAGAAATTCTTCCGGAATACTTATTTTTGGTCATAGAAAGAGGGCTGCCAAAATTCGTGCACAAGTATCTGACCACGATAAATTTACAGATAGACACGTTAAACAATTTTGAAATCGAGTATCACGAAAGCGTCGAAGAGCAGCGCAAAATCGTCGAAATGCAGAGAAAAGTACAAGAAGCGATCGAGGCGGAGGAAAGAGAGATTGAGAAGCTGAAAGCAATTAAATCCTTTTACATGAAAAATCTTTTTGTGGAGCAAAGAAAATGACAAGTATTGGAAAGATAAGAAAGACGGATAACTACAAATATCCATGTGAAATCATCTGCGGAAACGGCCGGCGGATTCCAATTCCGAAACAGCAGCGATTTAAGACAGCCTTTATCCGCGATCACGGATGCTCGCTGGTCGGCATGTATATCGCGCTCCGCTGGTGCGGGGAAAAATGGACGATGGGGAAGTGCTTAAAGTACGCGAAGAAAAACTTGAAGTGCAAAAGCAAATTTCCGATCGTGGAGATTGCCAGAGCGCTGAAAAAAGTGATCGGGCCGGAAATCGTGAAATTCCGTCGGACAACGACCGCGGAGCAGCTGGGGGACTGGCTGCGGAAAGGATGGCTTGTGATCTTTGAGGAAGGCGATCCGATCCACACGGTGTGCCTCGTATGGGACGGAGCACGCATAAGGCGGATCAGCTCCGGGAAGATCAGCGCGGTGACGGCCACACAGGAGATCAAAAGAAAGTGTGGAAATAAAGTTTATAGAGGCGTGATCTTGATCAAAAAAAATAACGCATAGGAAAATCCCGGAGGGCCAACCTTCCGGGATTTTTTTGATATCACTTGAGGATCATCTCAGTCACAATTTCGGACTGAGATTTACCTGACTCTGCAGCGAGACGCTTCAGAGTCTCGACTGCCATATTAGAGAGACTCAGAGAGATCAGTCTCTTAGAGTCATCTTCTTCGACGGGGCCGAACACGGCCTCATATTCATCGGCTTCCAGATGCTTTTCCGCCCAATCACGGGCATTTTCAAAGCTAAGTGGAATAATTTTTTCGCCGCCGGTCCATTCGTTCTGACCGACGGTCTTGGCATACTTTGATGACGGGCCGCCCTCACCGTGGAGGAAAAATTCCCCTGTCCTCTTCTGGTAAAGCGTCTCCTGCCAGAAACCGAAATCGCTTCTGTTGCTGTATCCGTCACAGCCGATCTCTTTGGCTGTGTCAGTGTCATATCGCCGGTTATCAATTATTTTTTTCATCTTTCATCCTCCTCACGGTAATAAATAAGTTCGTAGTCAGTATCGGGGCCATATTCCCCGAATAAATTAATTTCACATTCCGGCTGGATCACAATGTGATCCTCCCCGATATCCATGGACAAGCCCGTGGGAACAGGCTTGCCGTTTACGATCTCCGTGATCTCATCAACGCTGAGCTTCACGTTTTTATGTCTTATTATTTTCAAGATTCCTCCTCTTTCTAAAAATAATGCTCTTCATTGTCCGCCCCGATGTATCTATCGTGCATCGCTTTTGCGGAATCAATACCAGCGAAAACGATCTGTGACGGATGCAGTCCGGCCGCTTTTTTCCCCTCGGTGAAATCAGCATATTTGCGGCGAGTTCCGAAGTTGTCGTTATTTACGATGATGTCACCCCTATCATCACCAAAATTTATGATAACAGCTTTCACCTGCTTGTTAACATTTGTGTGGTCCTCCGAGTGTCCGAGTTTCTTATACATTCTTGTTGTTCTTTCAGCCTTCATAATTTACCTCCTATCGGCTCGTGTTCTTTACTGTATCTATATATTATCATACATTTATATAAATGTCAATAGAAAATTGACTTTATATAAAAATAAATTTGCGAAATGTGCCCTCGTAACCTCCGGGGCGGGGTATAAAATCGAATCGCTCACTACCAACCGCAAGACATGGCATCAAATTCTGCCTTTGTCTCGTTCAACAACTCTTTCGCGTTAGCCTCTGAGAAGTTGCCGGCATATTCCACATCATCACTTGCGGGGAATTTGTTTGCAATCTCCTCACAGGCCTTGCGGCTTGCGGCGAAAAATGTTCTTGCGCTGTTCCACCCCAAATTGTTCACTCTTACTTTCCACAGTTTCATTTTTTATCTCCTTTCGGTTCCGTTCTTTACTGTACCTATATAATACCACGACTTTATATAAATGTCAATAGGAAATTGACTTTATATAAAATAAAGTTTAAGACATGCCAAAAAACATTGGCTAAAGGCGGAGTGAACAGGTGACACAGCATACATAAAAAACTATGCCACACTTTTACCATGCTTTTTAACGTATTTCAGTAAATTCAACGGTTATAGATGACGAAGCGCGTCCCCCTTATCTCCACCATATTAAGACGACGCATTGATACAATGTGTCGTTTTTAGTTGAAGCCCTTGATACCAAAGGGTTTCAGCGTTTCAGGGCCCACTCTGGATGGTAAATCCGGAGTGGATTTTCACTGTTTTTGAAGAAATATCTGGCAATTGAAATGAGGCAAAGTGTCAGAGTAGGGGGCAAAATGTCGGAGTCCTGGGACATAATGGTTAGGATTGACTAACGGGGGGTATTGCGTTACAATCAAATTACATCACTGAAACCTCAAATTTAACGTATATATGAATCCTGCTAAATTACGTACATAATAAGGCTTCCAGATCAATGCATAGCCCTATAGTGCCTGAAATACTGGCTTTGCGCAATATTTTGTATTCGAAACCCTTGATTTAGCACTACATATCTGGTACGCTTATTACGTAATTAACGTATATATGCGAGGTACCAAAATGAGCATTCCGCAATCGATCAAGGAGAAAAAGCCTGCACAATTCGGAGCGGTGGAGATCCGCCGATTCGGTGACGACAAATATTATGTCTACCAGATCTCATCCAAATGGGATCCCGAAAAGAACCGTCCGAAGAAGGTAACTGGCAAAAGTATTGGCAAGATCACCGAGGCTGACGGGTTCATCCCTAATGCCAACGGACTGAGGCTGATGGCAAAGATGCACATCGCCCCTGATGTGGCACCAGTAGTAAAGAACTATGGCGCATATGAGTTGATGCAGCAGCTCTCTCCTGATCTCAGTGATCAGATCAAGACATTCTTCCCGAACATGTTCCGGGAGATAAGAACGATCTCACTGATCAGACTCGTGGACAGGGTCTCGTCTGCAAAGATGATCCAGCCGGTTTTCCTTGACTCATATATGAGTGACATTTGCGGGGACATCGCAGCATCTGAGACATCCGTGCGCAGATTCGTTTCTAAGCTTGGCACCATGCAGGATACCATCGATGCATTCATGAGGTCCCGTGTCATGCCGAGCACGACTCTGCTGTTTGACGGCACTTCGATCTTCTCAAGGTCGCAGGACTCGCTGGCGGTCAAAGGATACAATCCTGATCACAGCCGGAACACTCAGGCTCGCATGCTGTATGTCTTTGAGAAGGATACTCACATGCCGGTCTTCTACCGCATTCTTCAGGGATCGATAGTTGACAAGACGGCATTCATCGATACGGTAAAGGCGTCCGGGTGCAGGGACTGCATCATCATTGCAGATAAGGGTTTCTACTCAAAGAGGAACCTTTCTGTGCTGATGGAGGCTGGGATGAAATATATCCTGCCTCTGCAGGACAACACCGTGAATGTTGAAAATTCCTTCTATGAAGACAAAGACGACAACAAATTCGATGATGTGTTTTCCTACAACCACAGGCCTGTCTGGTACCGAAAGAAATCCAGCGGTAACAAGGGCAACTTCATATACACGTTCCGTGACGACATACGCAAGGCAGAGCTTGTCGAACGCTATGTGGTCAAGGCTGAGAATGACTACGGCGAAGAAGACCGTAAGCCAAAAGATGTCCTCAAGCAGATCCGTATGGGATACTTCTCATTCTGCAGCAATCTCGACGTGGAGCCGCAGGAGATATATCTTGCGTACAAGCAGCGCTGGGATATTGAGCAGTGCTTCGATTACCTGAAGAACAGCGTCATCTGTTCTGCATCTCATGCACGCACAGATGATTACTTCCGTGGCTGGGCGTTCCTGAACCATATAAGCCTGTTGTATTATTATGGCTTGCTCAATGCACTCAGAAGCACCGGGCTTGACGAACGCTATTCAGCCGAGGATGTCCTGAAGCTGGTAAAGAACATCTACAAAGTCGATGCCGGCGATGCCGAAGGGTACCGCGTTTCAGCTATCCAGAAGAAGACTCATCGTGTGCTGAACACACTCGGAGTCGACCTATTACGTGAAAACTAATGTTTCAGTGTTACATATAAAACACAAAGCTATGGGGTCGTAGCCAGCAATTAGGAAGGAGATAATGATGAAAACTAAGATTTAGCGTCAATAGTAGCCATAACAATGATAGTTATCTTTGTTCCAACATCATCGTTTGCTTTTGAAGAACAAGATTATACGGAAGAAAAATATAATAATCAGTTTAATAATGAGTACGAAATTACATCTATGGAAGAATTGAAACAAGAAATTGAGACTGCTAATGAAAATGATGATGTAAGCAAGGCGGAAGCTAAAGAAATATTATCCGAGGTTGAACCTGAGGTAATGAAAGAATATATCGAATTTGTTGATGAAACTGTAAGTACGGAAGTAAATAACAGTGAACCTGATAAGGTTATGTATGATTCTGTCTGTGACAAGAGTACAGAAATATATTATATTGATGTTGATGGTCTGTCTAAAGCAGAATTAACAATCACAGACCAAGAAGAACAAACACCAATTCAGAAACAAGTTTCAATAATAAAGGAAACGGTCTGCCCGAGTGTTTATGCAGCTACAAATGGAGAGCGGAAGTGGAAATATTATAATAAAGACGGAAGCAAAAAAGCCAGATATTTTACAGCTAAATACAAAAGATACGTGGGTGCAGGCTACGGTGTGTTTTGTACGGAAAACCATTATTATGTCAGCAGTAGTGGAATTCAGGAGAGATAAGGGGATAGTTGGGTGTCAACATTTGTTGGAGTTACCGTTGAAGTTACGGGGAATAAGGATAGCATAGAAGATAAATGGGCTAAATCAGAAGGAGAGGATGCTCATATCAAAACTAGATGGAACCTAAAACAGACTGTCGGATATGAAGGAAATAATGTATACTATTATTACACAATTTATGAACGCACAAAAATCAAATACATAAAGAAGGATTCGGATAATCATAGAATAAAAGTAGAGCACACATGGTCTAAAATATAA